AGAAAAGGAAGAGAGAAATGTTAGCTGACACAATACTAGACCCTCCTGAGCATATTATGATCTATATACCTCAACCTAATAATGACCCTGTTGATTTTAGTAATACAACGTCGTTAAATTTAACTAACTAGTAATAATGCCAGCACATTTACTAATAATTTAATTGAATTAGATAATTCAAAATTTATAGTAAGTTAATACGAATAATCCAGGCAAACTATTACCAGTTGCAATTAAAGCTATTCAAGAATTATCTAAAAAACTTCAAGTGTTAACTAATCAAAATATCGAACTTCAAGTAGAAAAACAAAAAAATTGGTTAAAAATTAAGGCATACTGCTTATTAAGTTAAGTAGTATGCCTGTTTCTTCTGCACTACATCATTTCATTTAATAAATATGATAAAATAAATATTACTTAAATGGCTATTATGAAACCACTTGGCGGAACTGAAATTCTGTATAACAACTTATTAAAATACACAGATTTAAATTGGCAACAAAATGTTAACTTAATTCCAAGTTTTTGTAACCACTCAAACTTAGACCCAACTAGAAAAAATATAGTTTGGCAACATTTAATGACCGACCAACTAGCTACAGTTGGCATGAATGATGTTACATTTACTAATGCAGTTGACCAGTTTATATATGTTAGTAACTGGCAATTTAAACAATTTCAAGAATTATATCAACTTGATCATTTAAACAACATTGTAATAAAAAACGCAATAGACCCAATAGACTACATTCAAAAACCAACTGATAAACTTAGATTAATTTACACATCAATGCCATTTCGTGGACTTGATATATTACTAGATGCATTTAACCTAATTAATAACCCTGATATTGAATTAGTAGTTTATTCATCTAATGTAATATATGGCACACAATATAGCAATAGTGTTGGTAACATGTATGACCATTTATTTAATAGATGCAAATCTATGAAGAATGTTGTATATAAAGGGTATGCTATGAATAAAGCAATAAGAAAAGCATTGCAAACTTCCCATATATTAGCATATCCAAGTACTTTTAAGGAAACTAGTTGTTTAGCTGCAATTGAAGCAGGTGCAGCTGGATGCAAAATTGTTACAACTAATTTAGGTGCATTACCGGAAACTTGTGATAAATGGGCTACTTATGTAAATTATACTGAAAATAGAAATGAATTAGTAGAAAATTATGCAGAAACTTTAAAAAAGGAGATTGACAACTATACTAATACCAGTTATAATATACAAAGTAAATGGTTTAATGATAGTTATTCGTGGTTAAATCGTAAAGCTGAATGGGATACATTACTAAATGATAATCAAGTATGATACAGTTGAAAATAGTAGAGTTTATATCTCTGAAAAAATTAAAGCTGAAAAAATCAAAAATTCTAACTATACTGTAATAGACATTGGTGGAGTTACTAATGTGTGGACGTTAGATATAATTGATTTATTAGTTGATATTAACACCACTGATACCCTTAACAGTTTATCAGTTGATATATGCTCAACAGAATCTCTCGTCAAGTTACAGACCTATGTTGAAGAACATGGTATGTTTGATTACGCAATATGCACACATACTCTTGAAGATATATTCAATCCAATTGATATATTAAAAATATTACCAACTATAGCAAAACGCGGTGTTATTTCTATGCCAAGTGCTAATACTGAGTTTTCAAGATGTGAAAACCCTCATTGGTTAGGATATATTCATCATAGGTGGATTTTTGATCAGACTGGCACAACAATGTTGATTATTCCTAAAATAAGTGTATTAGAAGCATTATGCAGCAACCGGTTTTCATATAAAAAAGCTCAAGAAGAAATCCGATATGAATGGGAAACATCAATTCCATACACCTTATTTATGGATAATTATTTAGGCCCATCTGCAGCTGCAGTAATTAATCATTATACAGCATTAATTGAAACAATTTATAATAGAAAAATATGACAACAAAAGTAATGATAGGAACACCGTGTTACGATGGTAGGCTTGATGTTTGGTATACTAATAGCTTAATGAATACCATTAAAGAAAGCGTTGAGCATGACGTTGAAATAATACCAATTTGGGTTAGCTTTGACGCGTTGCTACAACGAGCTAGAAACGATACAGTTCATCTAGCTATAGAAACAGATGTAGATTATTTAATATTTATTGATTCCGACATTGAATGGCAACCTTCTGATTTTTTTAAATTACTTAACTACCCAGAAGACATCGTCGGAGGAACTTATCGAAAAAAAGGCGATATTGAGGAATATGTAGTTAGATTACTAAAAGATAGTCCTCCAATGTCATCAACCTCAAACTTATTAGAAGTATCTGGATTAGGAACAGGATTTTTGAAAATAAGTAAAGCAGCACTGCAATATTTATGGGATATTAGTGAACCATACATTGATACAAAAGATAACGCAGAACATCGGATGATTTTTGATGTAGCAATTAAAAATCATAGCTTTCACAGCGAAGACATTGTTATGTGCGACAAACTCCGTAATGGCGGGTTTAAATTATGGTTAGATACTAGTATTACATGTAATCATATTGGACCATACAAATTCACAGGCAATTACGCCGTGTGGAATAATACCCCCCAACCACTTATTAAAAAACAATTATGAATAAACAATTTGTTATGTTATCCGGATTACCTCGATCTGGGTCTACAGTTTTAGGATCTATGCTTAATCAACATCCGTTGATACACTCTTCTACAACATCACCTGTTATTGATATGATTGAAGTATTAAACAATACCTGGCCTGCAATATCAGGAGCATTAACAAACACCTCTGAACATCAATATACAAATATGATTAGAGGAGTCTGTGAAGGTGCGTATGAACATATTCAAAAACCAATAATTATTGATAAAAATCGCTTATGGCCTAGACACGGCAAACTAATGACGGCGGTTTTAGAACATAAACCTAAAATCATATGCACAGTGCGTAGTATTCCTGAAATATTAGCATCATACATTACATTGATTAACAAAAATCCAAATAAAATTACCTTTATTGATCAAGATTTGATAGACAATAAACTAGTAGTTAACAATAAAAATAGATGTAAATTACTATGGGAGAAATATATCAATGGACCTTATAATAGTGTAAGAATTGGGATTAATTCTCCCAATGTTGATTTATTAGTAGTAACATACGCTGATATAGTTGAGGATAGTCAAAATACAATGAACAAAATTTGTAACTTCATTGGTATTGATTCGGTTAATATTGATCTGCAGAATATGCAACAAATGAATGAAAATGATATGTATCATGGCGGAATTACTGGATTGCATGATGTAAGGCCAATAATGCAGCGTGTTAGTTTACCACCCGAAATGATCATTGGCAACGAATTAACAGAACTGTATACTAATATGAAATTAGATTTTTGGAATAAACGATGATAATAGAATCATTTAGAAATCGTTTTATTCAAATGAAAAACAATGGTAATAATGTTCAATATGTTTTAGATATTGGAGCATATCGAGGTGATTTTACTGAAACTGTAAAATCAGTATGGCCAACTGCTATTGTTCGTCAATTTGAAGCCGACGAAAGACAAAAATCTTGGTTACAGGACAATGCTATTATAGCGTTACTTGGTGATCAAAATAATCAATCTGTTAACTATTATACATTACCTGATGATAAAATTACAACCGGTAGTTCGATCTTTAAGGAACAAACTATACATTATGCATCACCTATTGTCATACAAAAAGAAATGAGAACGTTAGATAGTTTACATACTACTTACAATTTCTTTGGAGATTGGAAAAATCTTGGTTTAATAAAGTTAGATACCCAAGGGTCTGAGTTATTAATACTAGAAGGTGCTCGCCAATTTTTACATAACAAACAACCACGGTATATTTTAATTGAATGTTCGTGGCAACAATATAATCAAGGTTCACCACTTTTAGCAGAAGTAGTCGCACAACTTGATAAATTAGAGTATAAAGCAACTGACATTTTTGATACATCATACGATTTGCATAATAATTTACTTCAAACTGATATTTTATTTGAAAGGAAACAATAAATGAAAAAAATATTTTTTATAGATGGCGGCGCAGGTCGAATAATTGCAGCAATTCCTGCACTGTTGAAATACAATCGATTAAACCCTAATACAGAATGGTCAATATTAGTTAGTATTTGGGATTTTTTGTTTTGGGGTATTCCTGAACTACAAGATCGAGCCTACAACTTAGATACTAAAGGGGTATTTGATAATGTAGTAAAACATGCTGACATTATAGTAACTCCAGAACCCTATCGAAATCCTGCATATTTCCGACAAGAAATATCGTTAGTGCAAGCATTTGATAGAGAAATTAACGGAGTTACTGACCACAGTGATTTAGGTGCTCCTACACTAGTGTTTAATAAACAAGAAACTGCAGTTGCAGTGAAAACGATTAATAATATTAAAGCTTCACAAAAGAAACAAAAAACGATTATTTTTCAACCATTTGGACGAGGTGCAAACATTGACCCCGACTCTAACCAAATTATTGATGAAGAATCGAGAAGTTTAAGTTCAACCGATTATGTTAAGTTGACTAAAAAGTTAGGAATGAAATATAATTTAATTTTCTTTGGTGAGCCCGATTTTCAGTTAAAAGAGGACACTATTTCGGCAAAATTCACATGTGAGTTGCGCCAATGGGGTGCTTTGATTAAAGCTGCTAATTATTTTATTGGCTGCGATAGCAGCGGTCAACATATAGCTAGAGCAGTCAGTACTCCTGGTACAGTTATTTTTGGATCTACATTTCCAATTAATACTTCTTACCCTGATTACTTTAACATAATTGAAAAAGCAGGTGCTAAGAAATATAGCCCAATTAGAATTACTGGATTGGATGTATCATTAGCAAACCGATTAAACGAAAATTCTATGAACTTTACTGATAAAGAATTAAATGATATGTATCTAGCAATTGTTGCAGATATTGAGAAAAAGGTGAAATAATGGCATATAGTATTTTAGCAATCAATCCAGGACATAACGGTTCTGCCGCATTAACAGTAGATGGCGAAGTTGTATATTACACAGAAGAAGAACGACTTACTAGATTTAAGCACGATGGTAATCCATTTAGAGCAATGCTGCAAGTGTTATCAGTACACCCGATAGATGAATTAGTCATTGGCGGCACTTCCGAAGAATTTTCTACATTACCTTGGACAGGCGAAGATGCCTATTCGGCATTAGCAAGAAAATTCTATCCAAATATTAAAATAACAAAAATGGGTAACTTACATCACTTAGGACACGCAGCTGGTGCATTTTATAATTCTGGATTTGAAACTGCTGCTGCTGTAATTATTGATGGAGCAGGGTCAAATCATAGCGACCAAATTGGCGAAAATGGGCCAATTGTAAATGGGTTTGAAACTGAAACTATCTATCATTGTTCATATCCAGGTGAATTTAATGCAGTATACAAACACTATTCTAACGGCATTCATGATAGCATGTACTACGATAACGGAATACAAGAATTTGATAATTCAGTAACGATAACTAAAGCATATGAAGCAGTATCGGAATATCTTGGTTTTGGTTTTATCGAAGCTGGTAAAACAATGGGGTTAGCACCGTACGGTAAATTTGATGAGTTTATTCCGGATTTTTTTATTAATGGTAAAGGTAATCGTAATTTATTGATTCCTCGCTATCCAGCCGGTGCGGTTATTGATGAAACATTAAACCCATACCTAAAACGGTACGTTGATCCGCAAGATTGGCATAATGATTTTACATTATGCACAGACCAATCTAAAAACTTAGCATTTAAAGTTCAACAAGAAGTTGAAGAACTACTGTTTAAGTTAGTAGAAAAAGCAGTTGATATTACCGGTGAAACTGATGTTGTTATTTCAGGCGGATTTGGGTTAAACTGTGTAGCTAACTATAAGTTAGTTAAACGATTTCCACAACTTAACATCTATGTTGACCCAATTGCTCACGACGGCGGAACTGCTATTGGCTTAGCTAGATACGCATGGTTTAAACATAGCGGAGACACTACTATTAAACCATTAAAGACAGTATGTTTAGGAGTATTGCCTGATTATAATCAGTTAGAAAATGTAAAATTGCAACTTCCTGACTTAGTGTTTTCTGATACTTCTGCAGATCATATTGCTAAACTATTAGAGTCCGGTGAAATTGTTGCTATATTTCAAGGCCCGTCAGAAGGAGGACCAAGAGCATTAGGCAATAGAAGTATTGTGTTTGACCCGCGTAATCCGGATGGCAAAGAAATTATTAACTCAGTTAAAAATCGTGAATGGTTTAGACCATTTGCTGGTTCAGTAATGGAAGAACACGCAAGTGATTGGTTTGATATGGACAAGTTAGATAATTCGCCATTTATGATGTATGCAGTTAATGTATTACCTGAAAAAATCTCACAACTCCCTGCTATTACTCATGTAGACAATACGTGTCGTGTTCAAACCGTTAATGCAGATAATACACATTACTATGAACTTATTTCAGAATTTAATAAGTTAACTGGTGTTCCGGTATTGTTTAATACAAGTTTTAACTTAGCTGGACAGCCATTAGTTGAAACTATCATAGACGCAGTATTAACATTGATAAATAGTGATATTAAATATCTGTATTTGCCCGAAATTGGACAACTAATCAGTAAATAAGATATAAGTAAATCTAAAAACATTTTAAGAAAAAGGAAATATTATGACAGAAATTATCGAAATTCAACCAATTGAAGGTGAAATTGTAATCACCGAACGACGTGCAACTAGTGAATATTTCATCACTGACATTCACGAGTCTATTACTAATAAATTTGTGCGTGTAGAAGTAGAATTAGGACCTTTTGAGGTAACTGAGCAGCCAAATGGTGAAACTACCACTCGTGGTTCATCTCGTAGAGGGTTAGTAGTATGGCAAAATGAAGATTATGTTGACATTATGAACACCTGGGACAATGCTATGTTATTAGCAAAAGTTTCTGAATTGCTAGCGGCTGAAGCAACTCCGGTATAACATTTTAATCTTTGGTTGTTAATGAAAATATTAATTATGGGATTACCCGGATCTGGAAAAACAACACTAGCAAATGAACTAGTTAAACTTTTAGATTCAGTTGAATGGTTTAACGCAGATGATATACGAACACAGTATAATGATTGGGATTTTAGTAAAGAAGGACGAATACGACAAAGTAATAGGATGAAATACTTGGCAGAAAACTCATCCGCAACCTATGTTATATGTGATTTTGTAGCACCAACTAAAGAAATTAGAAAGTTGTTTAATGCAGATGTTACTGTATTTGTTGACACTATAGATAACAGCAAGTATAGTGATACTAATTCTGTATTTGAAAAACCTAGTAAATATGATATTAGAGTAGACAGTAAACATAGTGTTTACTGGTCTACACAAATTATTAAATATTTACAAACTATTAATAATATTAATAACAGTTTGAATCAAAAGAAATCCATGTGTATCTTGTAAATATATTAATATTAATGCACCACTGCATATTACGTAATTGATATTTAATAAATACATAATAATAAGAAGGACACACAATGGCATTAGCTGATAAAAATATAGTCATTACACCAAATATAAGTTTAGCAAGCGACCCTAAGATTGTATTTTCTGGGGCAGACGCAATTACTGCAGCTCAGAATATTACGTTAACTGCATACCCAACTTTAAATGGTATGCTTAGTTTTGATGGATCTGCTGGACAATTACTTTCCGTTACTAATAGTTTAACTGGAACTATATTTGCAGCTAACGATGTATCTGGTATCCCAAGTATAGAAGTTCTTGATACCGGTTTGGTAAAACTAGCACAATATGGCGGTAACGTATTAATTGGTACTGGTACAGATGATGGATTATCTAAATTACAAGTAAGTGGTGGTATTAAAGCAACTAGCATTGGTATTACAAATATTAGTCCAACTACGGGGTTAGGCATATCGTTATATAATGGACCGGCAACAGGGTCAATGGCAACTTTTGGTTTATCGTTTTCTGGCACTGGGACATATGGTACACACGGCGCAGTAACTGGTGATTGGGTAACATATTTTACAGTAGATAATACTGCAAATAGAGGATGGATATTTAAAAATACCAATATCGGTATTGGCGGCAATGTTGCATCAATCTCTAATGCTGGAACTATTAGTACAACAACTACAATGTATGTCGATTCTGCTAGTTCAAATTTAGAAGTTGGTTATAAAATTGTACCGCAAGTTAGCAAATCTGTAGATTATCCAACTGTATTAACTGATTCAGGAAAACATATTTTTCATCCAGCTGCCGACACTACTAGTAGAACGTATACAATTGACAATGCCGTTGCATACCCTATTGGAACTGTACTAACATTTATTAATGAAGGCGGTGCAGGAGTAATTTCTATTACAATTTCAGGTGCAAGTGCGTTGTTAGCATTAGTAGGAACCGGTGCTACTACTGTTCCAAAGTCTCTAGCTGCAAACGGTATGGCTACTGCAATAAAAATTACATCAACCAAGTGGCTAATTTCGGGATCGGGGTTAACATAACATGAGTGGAATTTTAAATGTATTATTGGCTAGCAGTAATAGTGCATCACCGCCAGCTGCTCCATCCGGCATTAGTGGTGCTACATATACCTCTGGTTCTGTAACTTTTAATTATACAGCCGGATCTAATGGCGGATCACCGATCACTAATTATCGAGCAGTATCCGGAGGTACTAATTATGCTGTAACATATACGGCATCAGTGATAACAGTTAGTGGTTTAACTAACGGAACTACCTATAATTTTTATTTACAAGCATTTAACTCATCAGGATGGGGTACGCTTAGTTCAACTAGTACTGGATCGATAACACCGTATGCCGGAACATTAACTGCACCGTCTATAACAAGTTGGACTTCAAATACAACTAACACTACATTTAACTGGGGAACGGTTACTTTTGCAACTTCTTATCAGATTGATTTTCAAAATGCCGGAACGTTTGCCCTTAATACTGCTAGTTTAACAACTAACTATGCGTCAACTGCAGCATCAGTAGTTATTAAAATTTACGCAATTGCTACAGGATGGATTAATTCGTCAACAACTACATATACTGCAACATATACTACTCCAGGGTCTCCGACTGGTGTAGCTGCTGCACTAGTTGCAACATCGGGCACCTTATCTGTGTCGTTTACTCCGTCACCTATTATTGGTGGCGGGTCAACTACAACTAGTGGATTAATAAAACAATATAATGTATACGTTAATGGAGGGTTAACTGTATCTTATACCGGTTCGTCTAATCCTATATCTTGCGGTAGTTTAACAGTTGGTACTAGTTATACATTTCAAATAACTCAAGTTAACTATGCAAATTTAGAAAGTGCAAAAAGTACTGCATCAAGTAGTGTAGCAGCACCCGGCGTTCCCGCTGCACCAACAATTGGTACAGCTACTGCAACTGGTACTCAAACTGCAACGTTGGCATTTACTGCTAATACAACAAACGGGTATCCAATTACATCATATCAAGCATTTACATCAGGCGGTACTTCGGTTAATATTGCATCAAGTACAGCATCTTTGTTATCATTAAATGGATTAACACAAGGCAATTCGTATCAATTTTATATGAAAGTAGTTAATGCAATTGGAACTAGCGCACAAAGTGGAACTAGTACACCGGCTATAACTACATGGACTACGCCAAGTGCTCCTACAATGGGTACTGTAACTGTATCAGGAACTACTATTACTATCCCATGGACTGCTCCTTCAAGTACCGGTGGCACTCCGATTGATTATTATTACTTATACACCGGTGCAACATTAATTTCATCTACGATTGCATCATCGGCAGTATCATATTCGTATACTGGTGTTAAAAATACCGCGTATACGTTTACAATTTATGCACATAATTCAGTTGGATTAAGTACTGTTAGTGCTACTAGTAATTCAGTAACTGCAACTGGTGTACCGAATGCACCGTCGCTAACTAGTGCAACTTTTTCAGGAACTACAGTATATGCGTATTTTTCTGCGCCATTAAATACCGGCGGACTTCCTATTGACGTATATCGAATAGATAACAATGGATCACCGTTAACTACTACACAAACTACATCGCCTTATACATTTACCGGTGCATATGGAACTACATACACGCTTACTGTGTATGCACACAATTCTGCAGGATGGAGTACTGTAAGTAACAGCGGATCCACAAAACCATATACTACCCCAGGTACTGCATCGAGTTTGTCATTTGCACAAACTGGTTTAAATACTGGAAACTTAACATTTACTAATCCGGCTAATAATGGCGAAGCAATTGATTACTACCATGTTTATATTGGCGGATCATATAATCAAACAGTTAATGGTGCTGGATCTCCGCTTGCATTAACCAGCATATCTAACGGCAGTATTATTACAATTTATGCACATAATGCAGCAGGATTTGGAGGAGTTAGTACATCTACAACTGCATCAATGGTTGCAATACCTAGTACGCTTACGATATCATCGTCAAGTGTTACGTCATCAGGCGCTACAATTAGCTTTACGCAAACTGGTGGAGCTCCGACTAGCTGGATAATATGGAACTATCCAACATACAACTCGTATACTGGCGGTTCTCAATTATATAATGGTCCATCTGTACCGTCAGTTGCATTGTCGTTGTCATCTAGTACTACATATAACTTAGCTGCATACGGGTTAAACGTAGCAGGGCAGTCAACTAACTGGTCAACTATGATTCAAGTAATAACACCGGCAGCATCTTCAATACCGGGTGCTCCGACTATTACTAGCGGTGGGATAGGTAATGCTACTGGATACATATATTTTAATGCAGGATCGTCTGGAAATCTAACAATTACTGCATATCAAGCATATGATTCAAACTCGGCAACTTATTTTAATGCAACTGGTACTACAAGTCCAGTATCTGTTAGTTTATCAAACGGCACAACTTACAGAATGTATTTGCGAGCATTTAACTCATTAGGATGGGGACCGTTAAGTTCAGGGTACGTTGATATTACTCCATATGCAGGTACATTAACAGCGCCTGCTATATCTAGTTGGACGTCTAATGCAACGTCTATATATTGGACATGGCCTGCAGTAACTAGTGCAACGTCATACCAAATGGATTTTCAAAATGCCGGTACATTTGCAACTAATACCGTTAGTCCACCATCCCCAGGGTTTGGCCCAATTGCACAAAATGCAGTGTTTAAAGTATATGCAAAAGCAGCTGGATGGTTAAATTCAAGTGTATCAACATCAACTGCAACGTTTACTACGCCTGGTGCTCCAACAGTTGGAACATTAACAGTTGACGGGACTGCTACGGTAACATTACCTGTTACTCCGTCTGCAAATATAGGAGGTGGCTCATCTACAGCTGCGGGTGTAATAAAACAATATAATATATACATGAACGGTAGTGCATCGCTTAGTTATACAACAACAACACTTCCTTGGACAAAAGCAATGGCTGCAAACACTAGTTACTATTTTCAAGTAACACAAGTTAACTATGCAAATTTAGAAAGTGCAAAAAGTGCCGTTTCAAATACTATAACCACACCAACATGGCCTAGTGCTCCTCCTGGACTGTATTACTCAGTAACTACTGCAGGAGTAGTTACGCTTGGATGGGGTACAACTACAAATGGAGGATCGACCATTCTTGATTACACTACATACTTAAATGGTACGGGTTACAGTGTAGTTGCTAATCCTCCTGCAAACATATCTGCAACAGCTGGTGCTGCTGTTAGTGTTGGGGTATCTGCACGTAACGCAATAGGAAGTAGTCCTACTTCTACATTAACTAACATTGCTGTACTAGTAGCACCGGTAATTACTACTTCGTTGTCTGGAACAACTCTCACTGTTTCTATGGCTTCCACAGGCGCAAGTGGATATACATGGGGTATGTTTACTACGGGGTATGGCACTCCAAATACCGCTGGGTCCAACGGCATATCACAGTTTACTATAACTGTTCCAACTACTACTACTACTTATTATATATCAGCATGGGCAAGGACTGGAACAGCTGGCGTAGTTTCAGCAATTGGGTATAAAACTAGTACTATCACAGTTACTTCAAATACACTTAATTGGACAAGTACCTCCGGCTCAATAACTGTTGTACCTGGTTCAACAGTAACAGTAATGATGTACGGTGCAACAGGCGGTGGCGGCGGTCGTGATACTGCAAAGGGCGGTAACGGCGGCACATCGTCACAGTTAACTGGAACTATTACTGTACCTGCCAATCAGACTAGTATAGCATACTCAATTGGCGGTGGCGGTGGTGCAGGACAAGGTGGCACATCGTGGGCAAACTCAAACTCTGGCGGTAATGGGGGGTCTGGAGACGCTTCTGGCGGTTATGGCGGTGACTGCCGAACGTCCGGTACTAGCGGAACTGGCGGCGGTGGTGGCGGATCCTCCCGTGCATGGTTTAGCCCAAGTGGAACTACAATATGCATTGCCGGGGGTAGCGGCGGTGGCGGTGGTGGTTCAGGGAGTAGAGCAGGCACTATTGGTGGGTCAGTGTCTGCAACAAACGGAACTGCTACAACGTCAACGGCTGGCAGTCCCGGTTACAGTATACGTGGTACTAGCTCAACCGGCGACGGTGGTGGTGGTGGTGGTGGTGGTGGTGGCTCAACAGGCGGCGCCGGTGGCGCCCAGGGGTCAGATGCATCAGCAGCAGCAGGCGGAGGTGTTGCCGGCTCAAACTATCTTGGTACAGGAATGACAGTATCAACTCTAGCATACGCATCTGGAGGAGCTGGTGGTGCAACAGGAACTGCCGCAGGAACACTTGCTACCGACGGCGGCGCTGGTGCAATACGTATAACGTATCCTTCGTATACATTGTCTTAAAACTTACTACGCCAATTCTAACGCTAATTTAGTAACAGTAACTTACTATCAATTTTCAATAGCATAATTATAAACTATCAATTATATCAATTAATGTTTGAATCTTAGTTTGAATAATTTTATTACGCAAACTAAGATTTAGTCCACGATGAATAGGTTTAGGTAAAACATTTAAATCAAACCATCCCCAAGCAATGTGTTCATCACTTAACGTTGGTACAAATTCGTTCTCGACTAAACAAAAGTATGTGTGAAAATTAAAGACACTATCGTTAGATACAAACTTTTCTAACGGTAGTGTTTTTTTAATGTCTGGAAGAAATCCTATTTCTTCCTCTATCTCGCGGGTAAGACCCTGCCATGGGTTTTCGTTAGCAAGGTTAGTACCGCCAACTAATCCCCAAGATCCTTGATGTTTACCTGAGGATTTTTGAATCAAAAGAAATCTATGTGTAGCTTGTGAGTAAATTAATGCACCACTGCAAATTATTTGATCTTTTATATTTCCAATCGCCATGCCCCAACCTTATATATACCTTCAAAACTTTTTACCCATGCAACACCGTTCCATAAGTATTGTATACCGGTATACAAATTAGTTTGCCATATCATAGTATCATATTCGTTTTGAGAATCAAAAATTACAATCCACTTAGTACCGTTCCATTCAATTATATCATTTTCATGAGCAATTAACTCGCTATCATCTAATCCTTTCCAAGCATCTGCACCGTCTGCATTTAGCGCAGAACCAATGTCTTCTATTAATAATAATCGCAAACCAGGTGCTAACGGTTGTTCAATATCTTGACTTATTGGATAACGTGGATCATATGTTAATGGATTTATAATTGCATCAAATGTTCCAGGACTATTTATTCTATTATTATTTGGATTCCACTCAAAATCTGTATCCAAATGGCCGTCACTGTCTATGCCAGTGTTAGAATTTAACGTATCTACATCCCAGTTTACATGCAAAATTGTTTCGTCAAAATCATCTGTTGTTACAGTGCCGTTAATTTCTGTTCTGTTATGTTGACTTAGGAATAATCTACTTACACCGGATACAAACTTTTTAGGATATAAATCTAATACTTGATTCCAGTTAACTGGTAATGATGCAGGTTCCGGCATATCAAATGACAAATTGTTTTTTAAATTACTTTCAGTTGAATTAAGGAGTGTTACACGGTTGTTATATACTTCAATTGTATAATCTTCCATTACTGTAACAACTTCTGTTAACAATGTTGACGGCAGTGACTCCGGAACAATGTAATCAGATCCAAACCCTGAAATATAATTTGAATTTACATCGTGTATTCCTGAAATAACTTTTGTAATAACACCCATTTGTTTAACTTTAATAGGAGGACTAATCCATATAGGCGTACTTAATGTTAATGTACCAATGTCTATTGGCGTGTCTGTACCAACAGGAATAGCCTTGCTTGACCATGTAACACTGTCTAAATTTAGCACAGTTATACTAGTCCAGTCTACGTAGTTATCAGTAGTTTGCAATTCTAAACTAGGATTAAACCACATTAAGATTTGTTCCATAATCTGTAGCTTTTGATCAGTACTTGCTGTCCATATGTCAACTTTCATAGTTAACTTAAATGGTGTTGGCATCAATCTTTCTATTGTATAGTTACGTCCTGAATTATTAGTATACGCATTTCCGTTAATATCACGTTCTCTAATTTGTTTTTTGCTAACAAACGTAGAATCTGATAATCGTTCTCGATCTAATTCTAAACCGTATATGTATACACTAATTCTTGGTATTGAGTTTACAGAATTTTCAGAATTTTGTCTAATAATAGTTGCAGCTTGTCTATCAGCATCACCGTATGCAACTGGTACACGATGCAACGTGCCGTCGCTATATCGAACGGTAAATTCGCTTAAAACTCTTATTGTTTGCGTAACGTACCGTCTTATGGCGCCGTCGTAAAAATGTTGCATATAATCTCCTTTTACTTATATATTATAAATCTGCCTTTGGTTTAAGTGCTTTTGATAAACTTTGACGTTCTGCTTCTCTATGGTTATACATACTAACACGCCATGCACCGTCAAACGGAATAGTAACCTGTGTATCATCAATTATTGGCAATGTTACTTTAATTACAGAATCTTCAACTGTGCATAACAATTCATAGTCTGCAATTGCAAAATCTAAAATTGTAACTTCTAACTTAAGAACTAGATATAATCCAACAATATTTTCGTTAATTGCAGTAACAAATTCTGTATCGCCTTTGAATAGTTTAACGTAATCTGTTGCAATTTCGTCAGTATACATAAACTTATTATTGTTAATAAATCCAGCTTTTAATGTTTGTCTTGAATCTGTATTTGTTAACGTCATACGTACATTATCCTCAACTTTTAACCATCGTTGGCCATTAAACATAAACAATCTATTTGGTAAGAAATCAAGCCTTAAAAAATAATCGTCCTTAGCTACCATTTCTGGGAAACGAATCCCTTGTCCAAATACATAGCCATTAGGCGGATATCCGTCACCAAATAAGTAACCTGTATAACCGGTGCGTAACGGTATTGCATTAAGACTGGCTGCATTAATGTTTGAATTACCATCAACTAATTGACTAGCATAGCTAGTATCTATTTCATCAGAATCAACTGTAGTTAACAATGTTTGTCCTGTAATAGGATCAGTTGCCAATGTATAAAAATGTCTAGTTTCAAAACCACTTAACGGCGAGTCAGCTTCGGCTTGTCTTACTATTGCATCGTTTATTTCTAGTTCTTTATTACGAGTACTTAATAAATCACGTAATGCATAATTAGAATCTTCACCTGCTGGTTTATCCAATATATCAGAAAATTGTTGACTATCTGTAAGTTTTTTAAGTTTAATTCTGTACAAATGCGGATACCATGTAGCACTATATCCTTCACTAGGTCGATCAACTTCTTCTATAACAAAGAATCTAGGCATACTTACATCAAAGTCGTTTAATGCTT